ACGTCTGCTAAAGTGTCAACTGCTGCATCACCATCAATTGGTGAAGCGTCAGTTCCAGTATCACTAGCAGATGTAGAAGCGTTATCATAGATAAACTTCAATACATTGTAGTCATAGTTTTTCTTTAATGAGTATGCACCTGAAGAGGTTGCAAGAGCTTCAAAGTTTACATGAGATTGTCTTTCTTCAATATCATCTACTTTGAAAGCAAAGTATGAACCTTGATCAACTACCATAGTAATTTGATCATCAGCTAAATCTTGTGTAGATACAGCTGTACCTCTTGCATAGTCTGCAACAGTAATTGTAGGTTCTTTGATTATTTTTACAGTATCGCCAAAATTTTCAATTTCTCCAGCGTAATCAGTGTTAGTAATATCTTCTACCACTGATGCTCTTCTGAAGAATTTTTGAACCTTCTGACTAAAAATTTGTGGAGTGAAATTACCTGAAGGTAAGTTCGAATATCCACCAGCACTTCCAAAAGCCATGGTCGTACCCTCCTTTAGTTTAGTTTAGTTGATTGTTTAACGTTGTTCAATTCTACCTTCTAAACGAGCAAGATCAATTTCTGATTCTAGTTTCTCAAATTCATGAGCTTTTAGTCTAGAAATTTCAGTTGCAGTCCAAATTTTCTTCTGCGGCATATCAGTCTCAGTACTTTTCTTTGTTTTAGAAATTGCTTTAGCGGCTTCTTTCTTAACATTAGATTCCTGCTTTTTACTTAACTTACTAATGCCTTGATCCATTTTATATAAATCAATTGCTCTAGCAGCTAATGTTGCGTTAGATGTATTTTCATACAACCAACCTTGTATAGTAGGATCTTGTCTTTCAGCCCATTCATGAAATGAATCTTGTTTCCTTAATTCATTAAAGTCTGGGTGTAGTTTTAAAAGTTCTACTTCAGCTTTTTCTTTTGCAATTTGTTCTTGTTGTACTTTTAGATTTTTATATTTATCTTCAAGTTCTGCAGTTTGAGTAGTTGCCTTTTCTATAGCTATGGTTTCAACCATATCATATACATCGGGGTACTCTTTTCTCCATGCTTCTAATTCTTCTTTAGATTTAGGTGGAGCAAATTGCGAGTTTCCTGATTCTAATCTGTTACGCAAAGATTCCAATTCGTCCTTGTGTTTTTGAATAGTAGAATCATAGTGTCTTTTCAAATCGTCATAACGTTTCTTAAAGACTCTATCTTCAGCTCTAGCAGGGCGTTCAGCGATAGGAGTAGCCTCTTGTTCTGATTGATCTGCAGTCTCTTCAGATGCATCGGTGTCCTTCTGTTCGGTTGCTGCGATTGCTTCTTTTTCTCTTTGTTCCCTTTGATATTTAGCTAACTCACCTTTTGCAAATGCCTCTACTTCAGGATCACTTTCTCCATGATCTTTTTTATAAGGATTTGGGTTTGGTACTTTAACTTGTTTATCTTCGGAAACTTTCTTTTCTTCTTCCATTATTTTTACCTATTGGTTGAGTGCCTTATGGATAAGGGTAGCTCGATTCCATAATTGTTGTGGGCTGAATTAGATTTGTTCAGTATCTATTGCTTCGTACTGATCTTCTTCAGGTGGCACAGGTTGTTGATCCATCTCTTGTGTAGCTGAAAGATCTGCTATAAAACTTTCTACAGCATCTCTCTCATCAGCTCCACCATATCTTTTAGTTGCAAAGTTTTTTACAACTGATACTGGTAGAACTACATTCTCTTCTGCACCTGTAAACTGATCAATTAATTGACTAGCTTCTGGTGCAATCTTTTTAAGAACGCTTGCAACAGATGGAGCTAAGACTGTATCTAATACAATTTTATCTTCATCTGTCAGAGATTGAATTTTGTCTGCTACTTGTTCTGTAGGTTGTGGTGGTGCTACTTTTGTTTCAGTAGGTTTAATTCTTTTTGGCTGCATTCTAGCAGGCATTTTCATTTTACTCATATCAGGAGCTTTTGGTGTAAATGGTTTTTTACCTACTAGGCCAGTTGTACTAACTTTATTTCCTGATTCTATTGCCATTATACTCTTCTCCAATGTGATAGATTATATTTATTAATTTGTTTATCACTTACAAAATTACCTAACATCCAACACAAAGGTTCTCCAATACCTGCATAGATTCTTCCTAGTAAATCAAATTTACCTTCGTTTAATCTCCATGCAATATCATTTGCTCTATGCTGTGCAATATGTTTCCATATTTTTCTGTATGTAGGATATTTTTGTATATGCCTTACAGTTGGTTCTGCCCAAAGTAAATAACCTTTAACGTGTTTTATAGATAATTTTTTAAATGTAAATTTTGTATCTCTTACCCAATCTTTAGTAGATAGTTCTCCTGTTCTGTGTAAATCTGTACATATAACTCTAGATCCACTATCAGAACCTCCACCACCACCACCTGTGGTTGCTCCACCTGCAGGGCCTTGAGTAGCTTTTTGTTTTGCTGCTTTTTGTCTTTGATAATCTTTTTGTTGTTCTTTCATTCTATTTGTATCATCTATAAATTTTTGTGATACTTTTTTATTAGCTATAGTTTTTTCTCTTCTTGCTATTCTTTTTTTACCAGCTTCTTCTAAATTACCAAAATCTGAAGTTCTATTCATACCTGCATACAAATCTGTTGCAGGATTACCAGCTATTCTACCATCATCTCTAACATTAAAGTAATCTTTATTTAATTGTTGTATGTTAGAAGGTTCTTTAGTTATCGCTTTAGCAATCATACTTATAGGCCCACTAGATAGCACAGCACCTACAGCATTTGATAAACCCTTTAAACCTGTATTAACTTTTTTAAGTGCAGTTGGTTCTGGCTTAACATCTTCTTTTTCACCTTCACCTGCTAATGCACCCATTTGTGATACACCTCTAAATCTATTTGCAGCTGTAGGATCAGTTCCAAAAGAACCGATAGTTGGTTGAGTAGATTCTACTCTACTAATTCCTAATTGACTTTCTCTTTTTTGATCATCAGATACAGTTTCAGCCGAAGTCATTGGTGTATCTGCTCTTGCAGTTGTTCTGTTTCTACTAAATCCTCTTAAGTCTCCTGCACCTGGTTTAGGCCCTGTTAAAGTTGCTGTTTCAGTTGCAGTTGATAAAGTTCCTTGACCTGATTTTCTTGGATTAGAACTTCCTGGCCCCATAGTTTTATATGACTCTCGTTTAGTCATAGCTGTAGGGTCAGTTCCAAAAGATCCTACAGTTGGTTGGACTGTTCCTCTTTGCAGATCTGCTAGTTGTTCAGAATAAGTTTTAGTTGGTCTTTCTTCACCTATGAATGAACTAGTTAAATTATTTCTAGTCATTTGTAATTGAGGATTAATCTTACTAGCTTCTTTTAGCATATCCCCTGTGTAATCTATTTCTCTACCTCTTCCACCACCAGTTGGTCTAAACACTTCTGTAGTTTGCTGTTTAACAGTTTGTTCTGTAGCAGATTTAGCTGCAGCTGCAGTATCTGTTGCAGCTGTAGTAGTTTTACCTAATTCAGGTATAGTTAAACTTTTAACAGAAGTAAATCCAACTTTTTGATATGAATATCTACCCGTAGCAGGATCTTGTACTAGTTCAAAAGTTCCACCACCAATTCTATTTACATCAAAAGTTGTTGCCATATTATTCCTTATTGCGTTTGTTCGCCTCTTTGAGGTTCAAGATCTGGCGAACTAAAGCCAGCTTCCCCTGGCATCGGTACATTGCCAGTTCCGATGTTGCCACCTCCAGCTCCTGTTGGATCTGTTGGCGAAGCTCCAGTAGGTACTTCTCTAGTCTGTCCCATTTGACCTTGTCCTCCAGCAGAGGCTGTATTGTTTTGATTTCCATTTGCCATCCCCATTATTTGTGCATAGATCGCAGCTTTCTCTGGATCATTAATTAATTGATCTGGATCTATATCTAAAGATTTAGCAATCTCTCTTAAGCAAGTATGCCATCTTACAAATGGTGCAAGTGCAGGATTAGATGCAGTTTGCATAAATGTAATTAATCTTTGTGATCTAACTTCTTTCTGCATTAGAGAAGAAGTCCCTTGTGCTTTTACTTCCAGATCACCTTTTATATTAGGAGACTCTTCATTAAATTGCATGTTCCAATGATATAAAGATTCTCCAAGGGGTTTCAAAAGATAGTCGTCAATATTTTTTATAACTGTTTTAATACTTAGTGCAGCAGCACCCATCAACATAGACATACCAGATGCAGTTCTAGTTGTAGACTGAACACCTGTAGTACCATGTGAGTATGATGGTATACCTGTAGACTCATCAGCTAACTGTCTAAACTTATCAAACATTTGTAAGTTTTCTTGTGCAGTATTTGGAAACTTAACTCCATGTACTGCTTGACCTGTTTGCCCACTTTGTCTTCTAAATATTTTACCAGGAAATACTTTCATATCTTGTCCTGGAACTAGCATAGTTTCATCAACATCAAATACTAAGTTACCTGCTAGTGCTAAGTTATCAATAGCCATTCTTGCATGACCATTCATAACCATCTGTGAGTCTTCCATATTTTCTGGAATACCTACTCCAAAAAATTGATATGGATTTAATTCATATGGACATACTAAATATGGAATACGTTTTGGTGTAAATGGATTTTCTACCATTCTTAAAACTTTACCACCACATATCCATATGTTAACATGTATTACTTCAGAATTAGTTGAATAATATACACCACATTCATCTGCAGTTTTTCTATCAATTGTTCCCCAGTATTCTAATACTTCGTATCTATTTTTATAAATACTTGTAACATTTTCTCTATCGTATAATGAAGATTCAAATCCTCTTGTTTGATAGTTTGGCCCCATCTCTAAACATTCTTGTATAGCCTCTTTATTAAACATAGGCTTTTCTGATAAATCTTCTAACTGTTGTTTATTAAAAGAATGTCTTTGGATTACATAATCGCAATCATGAATACTTGTAGCATTTGGATCTGGATAAAAATCCCAACATGATACAGCTTCAATAGATGGAACTGATTTAGTTTTTGAAATTTGTACTTTAGTTATATTACCTTCTTCATCTTCAGAAGTATCATAACTATTATATGTTTTAGCATCTGTAAAAGGCCCTTTTAAAATTCCTGTACCTAGTAATGCCATCTCAAAAAATACATGTCTTAAAACTGTAATAGCTTTACTTTCTTCTAATTGATCATGTATTAATTTTTGCATTGACTCTGCAGTACTAGATGGCCCTTCTTCAAAATTTAAATTTTGATACTCTTGAGATAAGTCTCTCATCAAATCTGATGCAGTTGCACCAGGTGGTACTTGTCTATTGTCTCCTGGAAAACCATAAGCATCTTGTGGTTGATCCATTTGTTGTTCTTGTGGATTTTTTAAATGGGCTTTTTCGTCAATTCCTTCAGTTACAGAAGTTGGGCTAATACCTAAAGGAAATTTACCTTGCGAGAAAAGAACTTCTATAATCTGACCGAATGATGCAAGTACTTTAGTCTTTGTTATCTTAACAAATACTCTAGACTTTTCATTGTCTCTAAATGCCATTTCTGGCCCATACAATCCTCTATAGTTTCTGTAAGACTGCAACCATCTTTTTTCATCATAGACTTTTGCTGTCTCTGCTTCTTGAAACTTAGATCGTACTAGACCAACTAAAGCGTTATTCTCGGATTCGTATCCGCCATTCTTTTCTTTATCTTCTTCCATCAAAACTAATAATCTCTTTCTTCAGCCATTCTAAAGATTGCTGGATCTACTTTTGATTTTGACTTACCTTTTGCATCATTACCATCACCAGCAGTAGAACCTTGTGTTACTTTTGAATTAGGGTCTATTGCTAATTTATCGTTTGGTCTTTTTGCTACATCAGGTGCAAGTTCTCCGTGCTTATATCTTTTCATCATTGGGTTTGCCCTCCTATTAATTAATAATCTTTTTCGTTTGCCATATTGAATAAGCTATCTTGAACATGCTCTGAACCTGACTTAGTAGGTACGCTATTATCTGCTAAGTAATTAGCAGACTTGTATTTTCCAGGTGCATGTTTTTCAAAATCAATATTAACTGATTCTCTGTTAGGCTGTTTGCCTTCAGGTGCATCACTTAATTGACCTTGTTGTACTTTAGCTTTTGGATCAAATTTCATTTCCATTGCTGTCTCCTATATTTTTATCTTTTTTATTTTTAATATATTTTTAGTTGGTATGGTAGTATGCCCACCACCTTGCTTTACTTCTTTGTCATTTTCAAAATTAAAATCTGACATTAGTATAGTCACATTCTCATCTTGTTTTATTAACCATCCAACCGTGCAACATATGGCAGTTGTGGATTTTTTTATATCATTAAGATCTATCCATGAACAATCTGCAATGATATCTTCCCAATATGCTAATACTAAATCATATGGAAAAAACTTTTTTTGAATCTCTGGTAATTTTCTTTTACTTTGCATGTTCAAATTTTACGTTACCTGCTACAGAGATTCTCTCTACATTAGAATTAAATGAAGATACATAATGTCTTAAGTTTGCTGGAAACATAAACATTACATTCTTCTCTGGAGTAAATGATCTTTCAGCTATTGTATGTGGTCTTTCTTCACCATACAAAAAAGATAATCTACCTGGTGCAATTCCTGTAGTGTCTTGTTTCTCTCCAATCATTTCTAATGGTGCATTTAAATGTAATGCAAATGAAAC